CAGAGGAGCCGACCGTATCATCTTTGCACTAGACAACGATGAAGCGGGTAAGGCCGCCTCTAGAGATATGTATACTCGGTGCCGCGAGTTGAAGACAGAAGCATGGTTCTTTAACTATGATGGTGTTGATGTAAAAGACGTAGGCGCTATGAGCAGGTCTGAAGTAATACACGGATTAGATAACGCACAGCACATGATACATGGGGAGCGGATGTTCAAATGATAATTGGTCTATCAGGCTATGCACGGTGCGGTAAAGATACAGTGGCAAAGGTTCTTATTGACGGCTATAACTTTGAGCGGGTTGCCTTTGCCGACCCTCTTAGAGATATGCTACTTAAGATTGACCCAATCCTATTTAACGGTAGAAGGCTTACCACCTTTATTGATGAGTATGGCTGGGAGTTAGCAAAGGGTCACTACGAAGTCCGTCGTTTACTACAGACTTTGGGAGTGGCGGCTAGAAACGTAATAGACTCAGATGTCTGGGTAAATGCGGCTGTGGCTAAGATTGAGGCTATAACCTCTAACTGCATCATCACCGATGTACGTTTTGAGAATGAGGCTCAGAAGATTAAGGACTTAGGCGGGCAGGTGTGGCGCGTAGAACGCCCAGGAATTAAGGCGATTAACGAACATATCTCTGAGTCTAACCTTGACTCATGGGAGTTTGACAGATACATCCGTAACACCGGTACGCTAGAGGACTTGGAGTTCCTAGTTAAGATGGAGATGCAAAGCCTGCTATGACTTTTAAGGGCACGTTATTACCGTACCAGCCTGAGGCAGTAGACCGCATGTGCGAGCGTTCAAGCATGTTGGTAGCCTACGACCTCGGGCTGGGTAAAACCGTGCTCACTATTGCCGCGATAGAACGCCTTATGGATGAGCGGAAAATTACCGAGCCAGGACTTATAATCTGTTTATCCTCACTTAAATACCAGTGGGCCAATCAGATTGAGAAATTTACCGATGGAACTTCTAAAGCTTTGGTCATTGATGGAACGCCAAAGAAACGCGCAGAGCAGTATGCGGCCGCTATGGACTGGCGGAATTCGGGGGTTGATTACATCATCCTTAATTACGAGCAAGTTGTTAACGACTGGAAGTTCGTCGAGAAGCTCCCAAGAGGATATGTAGTCCTAGACGAGGCAACGGCTATCAAGTCGTTTAAGTCTAAGCGCTCTAAGCATGTTAAGAAGTTAACCAACACCCCATTTAGATTTGCTCTTACAGGCACGCCCATTGAGAACGGCAAGCCAGAAGAGCTGTTCAGCATCATGCAGTTCGTAGACCCTACTGTCCTTGGTCGCTTCGATATATTTGACTCGGCGTTTATCGTGCGCAACAACTGGGGCGGGGTTAACTATTACCGCAACCTGCCTACGCTTCATACCAAGATGAAAGAGGCTTCTGTCCGCAAGGCGCAGAAAGACCCAGATGTTGCTCCCTTCCTTCCTGACGTTATCCACCAAGAGCCAGCAATAGTTACCTTTGACCGCAAGACCAGCAAGCTCTACACGCGTATCGTCAAAGACCTCCTATTTGACTTAGAGGAGGCTCAGGCTCTCTTTGGAGCCAACTTCAATATCTTTGCCCACTACGGCGTAGAGTCCTCCAAAGGCGGCCCTGAGGACGAAATGCGAGGCAAGATTATGTCCAAGGTTGGCGCGCTAAAGATGCTTTGCTCCCACCCAGACCTGCTCCGTACTAGCTCAACTAAGTTTGAGATGATGAACGGGGAGGGCTCTGCCTATGCCAATGAGCTGGTCAAAGACGGGGCCCTTGACGGCATCACAGGCTCTCCAAAGCTTGACTATCTGGTTCAGTATGTAAATGACTTTCTAGAGCAGAATGAAGAGAACAAGGTGGTCATCTTTGCCACCTATGTGGACATGCTTGATATGATTGCCCAAGAACTTGGCCCAGACAGGTGCCGACTCTACTCAGGTAAGCTAGATGCTAAGACTAAAGAGGAGAACAAAATTGCCTTTAACAACGACCCTAGTATTCGCGTCCTTATCAGTTCTGACGCTGGGGGTTATGGCGTTGATTTGCCAGCAGGTAATCTCCTTATTAACTACGATTTACCGTGGTCGTCAGGAGCGGCAACGCAAAGGAACGGGCGTATCATCCGTGCCTCGTCTAGATTTCAGTCCGCCATCATACAAGACATACTTATCGCAGGCTCCATTGAAGTTCGACAACACCAATCCCTCCAACAAAAATTCTCAGTAGCCAACGCCATTATTGACGGGGAAGGTATTGACGAAAAGGGCGAAATGGAGCTCAATTTAAGCAGTTTGAGACAGTTCTTAAACGCCTCTATTGTATAATTATGGGATGCCTAACTCACCTAAGACGCCTACACGCACCATCCGCGTATCGGATGATATTTGGCTTGCCGTCCAGAAGAAAGCTTCCAAGGCAGGCGTGACCGTAACCAGCGTGATTATCGACGCGCTCAAGGACTACCTCAAAGTTGACAAGGTAGAAGAAGAGAACTAACGTAGTGCCCCAGAGATAGGGGTAATATGAATCTAGATGAGGTAAAGCGCAGTGCCGTTCAATACCTGGCCCTCAAGCGCGAAATGGGTATTCTAAGCGACCGTCAGAATGAGCTAAAAGGTCGTATGACCGATGCTATTGATGTAGTAGAGGCTGATGATAAGGGCCATAGAGTCCTTGAGTTTGATGACTCAGTGACGGGCCCAATTAAGATTACAAAGCAACGCCGCGTTTCTAAGACGCTAAATATGGACGTTGCGGATAAGATTCTCACCGACAAAGGTATTAAGAACACCTGTGTTAAGATGGTTCCCACCCTTGATGAGTCGGCTATCATGGCCGCTTTCTACGAGGGCTACCTAACCGAGGAAGATATTGATGCAATGTTCCCTGCTAAAGAGAGCTTTGCCTTTATCGTAGAGAACAAATGACAGACGAAGATTATATTGAAAAGGCATTTGCCGACCTGTACGAGTACTATCCAGGTAGCAAGAAAAAGCGCAAGCCTCCAGTTCAGAAAGAACCAGAGATAAAGGTCTCCCTTGACTGGGATACCAATCCAACTAAGCGCACCTTGCCTAACGGTACAGATGTTGATATGTTTATGATAGGTGCTCTAGCCGCCGCGCTAGGTCGCCCAATCATCACCATCCGTACATGGATAAAGGAGGGCTACCTGCCCTCAGCACCATATAGACTTCCTGTTAAGAAAGACATTAACGGGAAAGACCACCTAGGAAAGCGCCTATATTCCAGGGCCATGATTGAAGCAGCCGTAGAGTTGTTTCGTAAGTTTGGCGTTTTGGAAGTAAAGCGTATAGACTGGTCTCAACATCGGAACCTCAGCAATGAGATAGCCGAAGCGTGGAGTAACATCCGGGCTGATGAAACTAAAACAAACTAACATAAAGGAAAAATAATGAGCGTCAATCGCACAGAAGAATATATGCCAGCCACTGACGAGTTCAGTGCATCTGCAATCAATGACCGCCCAGCGCAGTCAACCTCAACACCATCTGCAATCCAATCTGGTTGGGATGCTGGAGAGAAAATCACAACCCCATCACAGGGTTACGCAAAGGACTTCAAGTTCACCGATGGTGGCTTCCAAGTCATTAAGTTCATCGACACTGACGGCCCATTCGCTGTCTATCGTCAACACTTCCTCAATAATAAAGAGGGCCAAAAGTCTTACGTATCACTAGGGTCCAATGACCCACTCTGCGTAAAGCTTGGTAGCAAGCCAGAAGAGAAGCGCGCCTTCTCTATCGTAAATCTTTCAGCCGAAGGTGGACCACAGCGCCAGATGCTTATCGCATCACCACGCTTGTGGAAGGCTCTACACGCAGCACACTTCTCCCCACAGGGTCCATTGACCCGCAATTACTGGGCAGTTAGTCGCACAGGTAAGCAACAGACAACCGCTTATCACATCAACCCTGTTAAGGGTCGTGACTTGATGGAAGACTGGAACATTGATGAGGCTGCTGCAGAAGCTGCCGTTGCATCATTCCAACCTTTCACACGTTCTGATATCAAGCAGCCTACATGGGACGAGCTTGATGCAATTGCTGACTCACTGCTCTAATAACTAAATAGATGTGTTAGAGGCCGGTGACCCCTTCCACCGGCCTTTAACCTTATAGGGGATAAAACATGAACATTATTACAACCAAAGAGCAACTTGATGAGATGGTTGCCTATTATCTTAAACAAGACGCCTTCGCGTTTGACGTAGAAACTGTCGGACAGCATAGAGGTGTACCAGCGGTCAATGAAGTGCTATGGATTTCATTTGCTACTAGAGGCCGCGGAGATGTTATTCCTATGGGCCATCCCAATGGAGAGTTCATAGAACTTATACGTCCACTGACCCCCGCAGGGCAGAAGCGCGTAGAAAAAGGACGGCCTGCTACTGAAGCAGACTACTCACGGGATAACAAGAAGGCCAAGAAAGTATTTGGCCCTGCCCCAAAGCAGTTGTTTCCTGCCGAAGTATTTAAGGCGCTAGAGCCTCTTATGTTTAACACAGAGATACTTACTATCGGCCATAACCTTATCTTTGACCTCTGTTCTGTAGCCAAGTACTACGACGGAGTAATCCCAGCGGGTCCGTACTTTGACACTCTTATTGGTTCCTTCCTATACGACAGCCGTAATAGCGGTCGCCTTGGACTAGATGATTGCCTTCAACGCGACCTGGGGTTCAGCATGGAGAAAGGCATCGGTCACCGAGTAGAGGAATACTCGTTTGATGAGGTAGCCAAGTATTCGTACCTAGACTCTAAGTACACGTTCCTTCTATGGCAGGTTGTTCAGCCAAAGCTCGTAGAGTCTGAGGTAGAGAACGTTATGAAGCTTGAGATGGATTTGCTCAAGGTCTTATGCCAGATGAAGCTCACAGGGGCGGCTATAGACGTAGAGCACCTAAAGAACCTGCACGCTAAGTTTGACGCTGAGATTGAAATTGCTAGGGCAAAGATTTACCAGATTGCTGGCAAGGTCTTTAACATCAACTCCAACGCTGAGAAGCAGGAGTTGCTTTACGGCCCAGTCTCAGAGGGTAACCGCGGTCTAAAACCTACCATACTGACTGGTAAGGGTGAGAAGACTCCCCCAGATAAGCGGACTACAGCGGACTATTCTGTATCTGCCGAGGCGCTTGAGGCCTACCCAGATGATGAGTTGGTCGCCGCTCTACTTGAGTACGCTAACCTCAATAAGTTGCTTGGTACCTACATCATCCCTTACATCGGGGGAGAGGTAGTTAAGACCGTTAATGGCAAGGAGAAGATTGAGGAGCGCGAGAGCCTTCTTATCAACGGCAAGATTTACGGAGACTTCAAGCCGTGGGGTACAGAGACAGGTCGTTTCTCTAGTAGCAACCCTAACCTGCAGAATATCCCTGCGCCAGAGGACACAACTAAGGTTCCTGAGGAGAAGCAGCACGGTCGTATGATTCGTAACCTCTTCTACGCCCCAGAGGGCTACAAGTTGGTGGTCGCTGACTACTCCCAGATTGAGCCAAGAATTATCGCCTCTATGTCAGGTGACCCTATTATGATTGATAACTACCGCACAGGCGGAGATATCTATACAACCGTAGGTAACACTATGGGAGTTAACCGTAAGGCTGGTAAGGTCTTGGTATTGGCTATCGCCTATGGCGTAGGACCAGATAAGATTTCCCGCCAGATTGGTTGTACCCTACAAGAGGCTAAGCAGCTTCTCAAGGACTTCTCAGAGAAGTTCCCTGCCGTAGATACCTACCGAGCCAAGGTGATTGGGGTAGCCCGCAACACAGGCTATGTCTCAACCATCCTAAAGCGCCGTCGCTACCTTCCAGACATTACATCTAAAGTGGTAGGCTTCCGTGCAAGTGCTGAGCGTCAGGCGTTCAACACGCGCATCCAAGGAAGTGCGGCTGACATCATTAAGCTTGCTATGATTAGGGCCTACGAGCGGATTCCAGAGGATGCTCAAATCATCTTGACAGTTCACGATGAAATCGTAACTCTCACACCGGACTCAAAAGTAGAAGAAACACGTGAGGCTATCCGTGAGGCTATGGAAGAGATTAACTTCCTAGACGTCCCACTCATCGCCGATATCAAGGTAGTACAGAAATGGGGCGATGCAAAGTGAGAAACTTCTTTAAGAAGAAGCACCACAGGCATGAACATGAGTCTGTTGTGCAAGAGGTTCCTTTGTCTACAATTTACCGCTGGTATCTATACGATACAGAGTTGGTAGAGGATGTTAACGAGCTGGCTGAGATGATTGGCCTAAGTCGTGTTAGTGATGAAGGTGATTCAAAGGAGCGAGAAGAGAGCGAAGTTCGCGTACGCGAGATTGCTCCCATCTATCCCTACCTAGAAGCTATCTCAGACGTAAGCGCTAAGTCATTAGTTGCTATGCACCTTTCCGCTATTGCAGAAAAAGATGAAGAGTTAGATGAAGATGCTCTAGCTGAGCAGGCTGACTCTATGATGGTAGTGTATAAAGCACTAGCGTTGTCTTCTCTTATCGGCGCCTTTTCAATCGGTTTACATTTAGGTATGATTAGCCCCAGTGTTATAGGGTCTGATGTTAAAGAAGGACTTGGAGATATGTATGAGTAATTCAGATTGGTTCTCACGTAAACTTGGTGTGCCTGTGCAACCACAGCAACCTGCGTATCAACCACAACCGCCAGCCTATGTAGCGCCACAGCCTGCTACTTATGCGCAACCCGCTCAGCCACAGTACCCTCCTTCACAGCAGGCTACGCCTCAGGCTCCTAGATGCCCTGGATGTGGAAGCGGAAACTATGGTAGTGTTCAAGGCGCAACGCCTCGTTGCTATGACTGCGGATACCCACTACAACAGTCTGGTAGCGGTTTAGGTAAAGGTATTATCAACCCAGGTCAATCATCTGCTGGACCAGCAACCCCAGCACGACAGATTGCCACTGGCACATTTAATGGCTCAAAGCCAGTAATCGGAGCAGACGGAGGATTCATCGGATGACACCACTAACAGGAGAACTAGCAAAGGTATTTACCGCCATCAACAAAAAGATGGGCGACGATACAGTTGTACTGGGCTCAGATATCACACAGATTGGTGGCCGATTAACTACAGGCTCAGTCGCCGTGGACGTGGCCCTTGGTGGCGGTTGGCCCTCAAACCAATGGCATGAGATTGTTGGTGAGGCTAGTAACGGCAAGACAGCCCTAGCCCTCAAGACTATTGCCGCTAACCAAAAGCGCGACCCTGAGTTTACTGCTGTATGGGTAGCCGCTGAGGAATGGGTGCCAGGCTATGCTGAGATGTGTGGCGTGGATGTATCACGGGTATATGTAGTTTCTACAAACATTATGGAGGAAGCTTATGAAGCTGTCATTAAAATCGTCGAGAGTAAAGCTGTTGATTGCATTGTTCTTGATTCCCTCCCTGCTCTGGTTCCAAGCGCAGAGGACGACAAAGAAATGGAAGAAGCTACAGTAGGCCGTGGTGCCCTTCTGACCAACAAGTTCTTCCGTAAGGTAGGCAAGGCCTCTAAGCGCTCCTTGATTCGCCCTGAGCGCCCATTCATCGGCATTATTATCAACCAGTGGCGCTCAAAGGTTGGCGTTATGTACGGTGACCCTCGTACCACCCCAGGAGGCTTGGGCAAGGATTATGCCTTCTTTACCCGCATGGAAGTCCGCCGTGATGAGTGGATTGAGGCAGGCACAGGCCAGGAAAAGCGCAAGGTCGGCCAGTCAATCAAGGTACGAGTCATTAAGAACAAGTCAGCCGCCCCAGGTCAGGTAGCAATTGTCGACTTTTACTTTGCCAATGGCGGAGATATTGCTGCTGGTGAGTTTGATTTTGCCAAGGAAGTCATGGCTATCGGTATCCTGAACAAGGTAATTACCCGTGCTGGAGCGTACTACCGCTATGGGGATTCGCAATTTCAAGGCCAGGATGGTATGCTTCAGGCTATACGGGAAGATATTGACTTACAAGAGACGCTCCAACGTGACGTATTAGATTCTATTAAGGCAGGGTCTAAGTACGCTCATGAAGAGTGAGGGTCTTAAGAAGTCACAGAAGCACGAGGCACGACTAGCAGGAGTTCTGGACGGGAAAGTAAACGCTGGAAGCGGGGCTTTCTGGAGTCGTAAAGGTGATGTCCGAAGTGCTGACGTTCTACTGGAACATAAGTACACGGGCAAAGCCTCCTTTACCGTCAAAGCTGCGGTTCTGGAGAAGATTGTCAAGGAAGCAATACTTGAAAGTCGTATGCCTGTGCTAGGTATCAGCCTGAACAACAACGACTACATAATGCTAACCGAAAACGACTACTTGGAACTGCGCCAAAGTTTCCAGGAGCATAAAACTTGTACGAAGAAGACCTTGGACCAGAACCCTGGCGATATCAAGCCAAGTGCAGAGGCGTAACTGTAGACGTTTTTACGGACTACTGGTTTCCTCCACGCGACAAAGATAAATACAAACCCCTTGCTGATGCCGCTAAAGCGGTTTGCTACGGCAGAGACGGGTTACCCGAATGCCCTGTTCGTAAAGAGTGCCTGCTATACGCAGAGCGCAACGAAGACACTCACGGTATCTGGGGCGGCATGAGCCACAGAGAACGTAATGCTCTAAAGCGCAAAGCAGAACGCAACGGCATGACACTAAAAGAATGGGTACTACAAGAAAAGATATGATAGGTTACCCTCATGAAACCAGGAAGCCAATTAAAGAAGTTCGTCGACGTGGGTAAGAAGAACACCCGCGTAATTGGTTCTTTAGAGCGCCATCTAATGGCTAAGCCAAAGGACAAGTCGCGCAGAACTGACGTACTACATCCATCAGAAATGGTTGGTTCTGACTGGTGCCATAGGGCATCCTACTTCCAGTTGCAGGGCGAAGAGCCTATTAGCAACCGCACCAATAGCCTACGCCTAGCCTCAGTATTTGCTGAGGGGCATGCCATTCACTCTAAGTGGCAGAACTGGCTGCAGGATATGGGCGTTTTATACGGCAAGTGGTATTGCTACGAGTGTGAAGAGTTTTTCTGGGGCGGGGCAGACTGTCACGACGGTCCGCTCAGCTACCGTGAAGTCCCGTTGTTCTACGAGCCCTTGCGGATATCGGGTCATGCAGATGGTTGGTTGACAGGGCTTGGCGACCCATTAATGCTAGAGATTAAATCTGTAGGAGTTGGCACTCTTCGTTGGGAAGCGCCAGAACTTCTTATAGAGCACAACAATGATTTTGATAAGGCATGGAAGGCTATCAATGCCCCCTTCATGAAGCACATCATGCAGGTGCAGATTTACATGAAGCTTGCCGAGCTGCTTAACTACGAGAACTTCCCCAAGGAAGCTGTAATCATCTACGAGAACAAGGCTAACCAAGAGGTTAAAGAGTTCGTAGTACCTAAGAGCGACTTTGGTATTTCGCATATTTTTGAAGCAGCCGCTATGATTGTCGAAGCAGTAAAAACCAATACGCCACCGCCTTGCAATATCAGCACGGATGGTTGCGCCAAGTGTAAGGGGTATACAAATGATTAATATCGTAGCCACAGGCATTAGCGAAGACCTACTAAAGGTTCTTGAGGCCCAAGGACTACCAGTAAAGCGCAGCCTTGATGTTGAAATCAAACAGTTCCCTGCAGACATTACTGCGGTGGACGACCAAGAGTTGATGGAGATGGCCCGCTCCTACATGGAGAACTACAACTTCCTATTGACTCAGGTAGCCTGTGCTGAGTTGGCGGTTACAGAAGCCCAGAACCACTACAAGCAGGAAGAGGCAAAGCTTCTTATCCAGAAGTCTTCCGACCCTAAGGTCAAGGCCACTACTGTAAAGGCCATGATTCTTGTTGACCCAGATATGCAGGAACTTGCTGGCGGGCTAGCCCATGCCGAGGCCTACTATAAACTACTGAAAACTACTATGGATAACCTTGAACGGTACTATCAGTTGACAAGCCGTGAGCTGACTCGCCGAACATCTGTTCTAAAGGCCCGCGGTTTCTAATGAAGTTGAAGGTGTTTGAGGGAGGGCTACCCGCGTCCTCAAACGAGCCTGTCTATATAGGCATTGACCAGTCGTACAGTGGCTTTGCGGTCACTGTACTTCTTGGCGATAAGTACCGAACCACAGTCTATAAGTCTGAGAAACGCGGCATTGAGCGCCTAAAGGACATACAAGGCCACCTAATGAACCTTCTGTATAACTACGAGAACGTAGTGGATGTCGCTATGGAAGGCTATGCTTTCGGCTCCCAGATGGCCAATATGCTTGGGGAACTGGGC